GGCTAATGTAGAAAACCTAAAGATTGTTCACCTACTTTCAGGTGAACAAATTATTGCCGAATCTATCAGTGAATCAACACACGAACTCAAGGTAAAGAATGCCGTTCGTATCGTGGTTGTTCCTAATAAGACCGACCCAAGTGTTCCTAGTGTCGGTTTTGCACCCTTTATTCAGTTTACAGACGATAAAGAGTTGACACTGAATAAGAACTGTGTTATAACTATTGTTACACCAATGAAAGAGTTTGTGAACCAGTATAACTCCTTATTTGGTGGAATTGTTGTTCCTGAAACCAGTGGAAAGATTATCAAGCCCTAATGAAATTTTACACCAACGTAGAACTATGGTCAGGTAAAATCCTGTATAGAGGTGTTGAGGATGGACGGAGAGTGTCGTTTAAGGTGGACTACCACCCGACACTCTTTGTTCGTTCCCAGAAACCTACCAAGTATACCACCATTCATGGCGATTATGTAGGACCTGTTAAACCGGGAACGATCCGTGATGCTCGTGACTTTGTTAAGCAGTATGACGGTGTTGAGAACTTTACCGTGTATGGTAATCAACGTTATCAGTATTGCTTCATTGCGGACGAGTTTGACGGCACCGTTAACTGGGACATTTCACAGATCCGAGTGGCCAATATCGATATCGAGGTTGGTGAACCACCAGGTGGTGGGTTCCCTGAACCTGACGATGCCAATGGCCCATTGACCGCTATCACGACCAAGATGAATGGACATTTCACGACCTTTGGTTGCGGCGACTATAACAACACCAATAGTGCGGTCACCTATATCAAGTGTTCTAATGAATATGATCTAATCAAGAAGTTTGTTGGTTGGTGGCAGTCCGAGTATCCTGATATCATTACAGGATGGAACGTCCAGAACTTCGATATTCCCTATCTTGTTAACCGTATCACTAAGGTTGCTGGTGAACCAGAGGCCAAGAAACTTTCACCTTGGGGTATCATTACTCCCAAGCAGGTTGACCTTGGCCAAAATCGTGTGATCAATTCCTATTCATTCAAGGGTATTGCTACCTTAGATATGCTTGATCTATACCAGCGATATGCACCAGATGGTAAGTCACAAGAATCCTATAAGTTGGATAACATCGCCCACGAGGAACTAGGTGAGCGTAAGTTGTCGTATGAGGAGTATGGTAACCTTATCGGTCTGTATAAGCATGACTATCAAAAGTTCATCGACTATAACATCAAAGACGTTGACCTCGTTGATAAGATTGACGAGAAGAATAAACTTATTGAGTTGGCCCTTACTTTGTCTTATGATAACAAGTGTAACTTTGAGGACGTGTTCGCACAAGTCCGTATGTGGGACGTTATCTGTTTCCACCACCTCAAGTCACAGAACAAGGTAGTTCCACCAATCGTTCGTAACGAAAAGAACGAGAAATACGAGGGTGCCTATGTTAAGCCTCCTATCCCGGCCTTTATAATTGGGTTGCGTCTTATGACGTTAATAGTGAGTATCCTTCTGTTATCATGGGTTCTAACATTAGTCCTGAGACTATTGTTGAACCTTATGCCTATACTGACGGCATGCGTAATGTTTTGGATCAGCATATCAATATTGATCGTCTTTTGGCAGGTTCTATTGACACCTCCGCCTTGGATGGTGATAACGTTACCCTAACTGCAAACGGTCAGTTCTTCCGTCGAGACAAACAAGGATTCATGCCTGAAATGGTCGAGAAGATGTTTGCTGATCGTAAACGTTACAAGAAGGAGATGCTAGATGCCGAAGCGGCCTACGAAAATGAAAAGGACCCTGCGAAGAAGAAGGAACTTAAAAACAAGATTGCGAGGTTCAACAACCTCCAACTCTCTAAAAAAGTATCCCTCAATTCACTTTATGGTGCCATGGGATCAAAATACTTCCGGTTTTTCGATCTTCGTCAAGCGGTGGCGGTCACGACTACTGGGCAACTCAGCATACGGTGGGTCGAAAAAAGGATTAACCAATATCTCAACAAGGTATTAAAAGCAGATGAAGATTACGTTATTGCAATCGATACGGATTCAGTGTATCTTAATCTTAATAAGATTGTGGGTGCGACAATTGGCCAAACTGAAGCTAGCACGGACAAAACAATCTCATATCTTGATAAAATATGTGAGCATAAGATACAGCCTGTTATTGATACAGCTTTTGCAGACCTCGGTACATACATTAATGTATTCCAGCAAAAGTTAGTAATGAAGCGTGAGGTGTTGTGTGACAAGGCCATCTGGACTGGCAAGAAGCGTTACATTCTAAACGTCCATAACTCCGAAGGTGTGCAGTATGCTCAACCTAAGGTAAAGGTGAAAGGTCTTGAAATGATCAAGTCCTCAACACCATCATCATGTCGTGATAAACTGAAAGAAAGTATTGATGTTATTCTTAACCAGAATGAAGATGCAATGTACCGCTTTATTGAGGATTACAAGCGAGAGTTTGAATCACTGCCGCTCTCAGAGATTTCCTTCCCACGAGGAATTAACGGCTTGGTTAAATACTCGCACCGAGAAACTATATATGCATCCGGCACCCCTATTCATGTTCGTGGTGCTCTCATATATAACCACTTTCTACATAGTAATGACCTTACTTCTAAGTATCCTCTGATTCAAAACGGAGAGAAACTAAAGTATATCTTCCTCAAGGAGCCAAATCATGTTCAATCTAACGTGATATCATTCCCTCAGGGTGGTATCCCGGAAGAGTTTGCCTTGTCTAAATATATAGACTATAATACACAGTTTGAGAAGGCATTCCTTGACCCTCTCAAAATCATGTTAGATGCAATCGGTTGGAAGACCGAGAAAACCGCAAGTCTGGAGGACTTCTTCGCATGAGTAAAAAGAAAGACGACAAGTATAAACATTCGCCCGCACGTTTGTATGAGTTTGTGCCAGACGAAAACACCATTACACCCAACAATGTAGTCGAACTAGCAAACCTGGTTCGAGTTGGTATCGGTGGTCCTCTATTGGAGAAACTATCGCCGGAACTACAGAAACACTTTAAAGAGGTCGCCTAACGAGAATGTTAAGTGGCCTGACAAAAAGGAGAACCTATGTCAGACATTTTTAACCAACTACTAGCAGAAACAGATAATGAATATGCAGGCATCGTCGATGACGGTGTAGCAGCAGGTGACGTTACCGGTTATATTGGTACTGGTAACTATGCCATGAATGCCCTACTATCAGGGTCTATCTATGGTGGTCTTCCACAGAATAAGGTTACAGCATTTGCAGGTGAACCTTCTGTTGGTAAGACGTTCTATGCACTAAACGTGGTCAAACAATTCCTAGAGGATAATCCAGATGGATTTGTATTTTACTTTGAATCCGAGTCCGCTATCTCCAAACAATTCGTTGCTGATCGTGGCATTGACGCAAAGCGTGTTGGCATTGTTCCTGTGGCTACTGTCCAAGAGTTTCGCACACAGGCAGTAAAGATCCTCGACAAGTATCTTGAAGGCAAGGAGAAGCCTCCAATGGTGTTTGTTCTTGACTCACTAGGCAATCTATCAACCGACAAAGAAATGCAGGATATTGCCGACGGTAAAGATACCCGAGACATGACCCGAGCGCAGCTGGTTCGTGGTGCTTTCCGTGTTCTTACATTGAAACTTGGTAAGGCCAAGGTTCCATTGATCGTCACTAACCATGTCTATGATGTCGTTGGTTCATATGTTCCAATGAAGAAGATGGGTGGTGGATCTGGTCTTGAATATGCTGCATCAACCATTATCTTCCTTTCAAAGAAGAAGGACAAGGATAAGGATGGTTCTATCTCTGGTGCTATCATCACCGCATTGCTCAAGAAGTCCCGTATGACTATTGAGAATAAGAAGGTAGAGACCCGTCTAAACTATGCCCACGGACTGGATAAGTATTATGGTCTATTGGACCTTGCTATCAAGTTTGGTGTATTCAAGAAGGTGTCAACCCGTATTGAATTACCAGATGGAAGCAAGGCATTTGAATCACAGATCGAGGCCAATCCAGAAAAGTATTTCGACAAGGCCACATTGGATGTGATCGACGATTTTTGTAAGAGTGAGTTCCTTTATGGTACAATGAATGTAACGGAGGTAGAAGATGGAACTGGGGATTGATTATGTATTTCGGGATGATTTGTTCGATCCCAAGAAAGATGGAACTACTGTTCCTATTGAATTAAAGCTTGACCCATTCGCAGGAGTGGTGTATCATTACACCACAGTAACATTCAAAATGGATGAGGATAACATTCCACGGATGTTATACGACTATGAAATAGATAAGACTAATGATCTATCTATGGTGACGCTACGAAAGAACCAGAGATTTAACGAGGTTCTTGGCCTGATCCTAAACGGCCTACTATTAGATGCGTCAGAAGCGGAGGGTGTGAACGATACTAAAGAACAGAATCAAGAATGAGAAATCTACCCGCAAAGTTCTTCCGTTTCTAAAACCTGATTACTTTCCAAACCAGGAAGACCGGCTACTTTTTAACGAGGTAGCCGGTTTCGTCATGAAGTATAATCAGCAACCAACCATTGATGCCTTGGAGATCGAGGTAGATAATATTCGTGGATCTACCGATGATACTATCAAGAATATCAAAGAAACAATCCGAGAACTTACTGCCGACACAACCGAAACCAATGAAGATTGGTTGGTGGAGAACACCGAGAAGTTTTGCCAGGAACGTGCAATCTATAATGCTATTACCGAATCATTGGAGATTATGAATGGGAAGGGGAGACTCACTAAGGGCGCTATACCTACTCTTTTGTCTGACGCTCTGGCTATATCTTTTGATCCGAATGTTGGTCACGATTATCTAGAACAAGCAGAGGACCGTTATGAATATTATCACAGAGTTGAAGAAAGACTACCGTTTGATTTGGACTTCTTTAACAAGATTACCAAGAATGGAGTCCCGAAAAAGACACTTAACATTGTTATGGCTGGTGTCGGTGTTGGTAAATCACTTACTCTCTGCCATCTTGCTTCTTCTTATCTTAATCAAGGTAAGAATGTTCTTTACATAACCCTAGAGTTGTCCGAAGAAAGAGTGGCGGAACGTATTGACGCCAATCTTCTCAACATTACACTTGATGACCTTATGCTTCTTCCTAAGGACGTGTATAAGAACAAGATTGAAAAGTTGAAAGAGAAAACACATGGTAAGTTGATCGTTAAAGAGTATGCAACCTCAACGGCATCCACGAACCACTTTAGAGCATTGTTGAATGAATTGAACCTCAAGAAGAATTTTGTTCCTGATGCCATTATGATCGACTATCTAAACATCTGTGCCTCTGCTAGAGTTAAACCAGGTGTGGCAAATAGTTATACATATATCAAGGCCATCGCCGAGGAACTAAGAGGACTTGCGGTTGAGTTTAACGTACCAGTTTGGTCGGCCACACAGTTAACCAGAGGTGGTTATGGTTCATCTGATCCTGATATGACTGATACCTCCGAGTCCTTTGGTCTACCAGCAACAGCCGATTTCTTCGTGGCCTTGATCACGAATGAAACCATGGAACAATTAAAACAGTTTCAGGTTAAACAGTTGAAAAACCGTTATGGTGACCCAGGTCTTTATAAAAGATTTGTTATCGGGGTTGACAGGGCGAAAATGAAGTTGTATGATGTTGAACAGTCTGCACAAGACCTCGCCGATTCGGGACAACCAGAACCTGAACCCATCCCAAGAAAGTTTGATGGTGGTAAGAACAAGTTTAAAGGACTGAAAGTATGAAGTATACCTATTATCCAGAATTTGACCAGTATGATTGTTTGGAGTGGCATGTTTATGAGACTGCTACGGAACAGGTTATTGCCGCCTTCTTGTTTGAGGAAGATGCCGTATTGGAGACCAATAGACTTGAAAGAGGTGGTGGATTCGACGGATTTACTCCTTCTTTTATATTGAAAAAGAGTCCTATATCCACCAATGAGGCCTTTGAGAGAGAATTTTATGAATAAGAACCTTGAGGCATATGTAAAGGTCTACGACAACTGGATATCACCTGATGACTGTGACAAGATTGTTTCTGAGTTACAGCATACTAAATGGGAACCAAGTATCTATTATGATCCTGTGAAAGAGTCCTATATGTCCACAGGTACAGACCTGGATATATGCTATGACGACATAACCATGAAACCCATGATCATGCAAAGGATTTGGGATTCATATCGTCAATATCTGGAGGAACTCCACTTTCCATGGTTCCACTCATGGCAAGGGTTTACGGATGTTCGTTACAATAGATATGAGACTGGTAAGCAGATCGTCAATCATTGTGATCATATTCATTCTCTATTCGATGGCCCACGCCGAGGTATTCCTACGATGTCGGCCGTAGGGCTGTTGAATGATGATTATACAGGTGGTGAGTTCTTTATCTTTGATGATGACCTTATACCTGTCAAGAAAGGAAGCATTGTGATTTTCCCATCTTGTTTTCTTTTTCCGCATAGAGTCGAACCGATCCTAAGTGGAACCCGATATAGTTTTGTTGCATGGTCGTGGTGATTGTCAACACTCTATATAATCAATAGACTAAGGGTGCGTCATTTTGTCGCACTTTTTCCTTAAAAAAGTTCTTGACTTTTGACTCCGGTGCCTATATAGTAAGCGAATGATGAATTGAGAAGAAGTCATGCGACGGAATGTCGCAGAAAAAAGTTCTTGACTTTTGACTCCGGTGCCTATATAGTAAGCGAATGATTGAGAGAGATATACGGATGAAAGACGAAACCGTAAAGCGTGACTATTTTTGGATAGTGGAGGCATCCGACCGGAATGGTCGTGTCAACTATCGGAAAGAGTATCACGATAAAGATGGCTCGGCATTCCGAGATTATGCTCGTTTGAAAGCGCATGGCACTGTGTCCATACAGCGTAAGTATAAGGAGTATAGAAACGCTGTTTGAAAATTGAATATGTAATTGGGCCACGGGTCGGATGATAAGGCACAGGACTGCAAATCCTTGAGGACTCGGTTTGATTCCGAGGTGGCCCTCCATTAATAAATTTATTCCGGAAAACCCGAGCAAGGTGCATGGGCGTGACTGTTAATCACTGGTTAGGTGGGTTCGATTCCCTCATCCGGAGCCAATAATGGCCCCTTCGTCTATCGGTTAGGACACGAGACTTTCAATCTTGTAAGAGGAGTTCGATTCTCCTAGGGG